TATGGATCGGTGATCGACTAAGGAGTCCAGTTCTTCTTGGGTAAAGCCATTTTCCATAGCGTAGGAACGGATGTTTTTAGCTATAGCAGGTTGTTTGCTAGAGTCGCCCCAGTCAGGAAGTGCGGTTACTAATGCCGTGGTTTCCTGCTGTAACATCTGACGATGTTCATTCTGAGACTGAGCGTGATGACGCTGTTGCGCCATGTGCTGCTCTCTTTGCAAATTCTGTACCTTTTCCTGCGCTTCACGGAATTCCTCTTTGCGGGTAACATACTCTATGGGGTCAGCTTCTTTCAAAACCTCCCAATCGACATTGGCAAATTTGTCAATGCCAGACATGTTACCTTCCATAAGAGATTGTAAAGCCTGTGCGTACTGCTGCCGTTCGGCCTGAATCTGTTGGTATTCTTGCACCATATTCTGCTTCATGGCGTCGAATTCTTTGCGTTGTTCAGAAACCTCCTGGGTTTTACGAGTGTAATCTGACTGGCGTGAATAGCCTTTCATAAGCTCGTCAAGGCTTACTTCCTGCTCTGCACCATTTACAGTGACAGCGTATAGAAGGTCCTCTTCTGCTTCTTCGTCAGTGCCTTCGTCGTCCTCCTCTTCGGATTCCTCTTCAGGCTCCTCTTCCAATGATTCGTCTTCCTCTATAGGTTGTGACTCTTCCTCTTCTGTAGGTTGTGCTTCCTCAGTTTCTGGTGTCTCCTCTTCAGGTTCCATCATCTTGAGTAATGCTTCTTGTGCTTCCCATAAACTACCGGGCTGCGTATCTCCAACTTCTTGCGGGGCAGGTTGCTTGTCCGCCATGATTAAATCCTCCTATATGAATGGGTGTTGCTTATCAAGAATCTTGTTCATGTGTCCTGTTTCTATAATGGACGTTACATGACCATGAATCCTGTCAAGCAGTCGCATTGCAAGCCAGATTGATTCCCTGGCTTCCAAATCTGTTGAACCACTGCTACTCCATCGGTTCATTAAATCTTCTTTTAGTACATCAAATGCTTCTTGAAACAACGGGTTATCGACCAGGGCTTTTGCCCTGTGTTCCCTTAGCTCATTATCCATTTAGCTTCTATGTTGCTCCTATAGCTACGGCGCGATTCTGCTCACGCTCAAGGTTAAGTTCTTCTTGCTTGAGTCGGGAATCGACTGCAAGTTTCTGGTATTCCTGCTGAATCTTCTGTTGCTTTAACTGGAGTTCAGCAGCTTTAATATCCAGTTCTTTACTCTTGACCTGCATTTCCATCTGAGCCTCGCTAGGCTCTCCCGGTTGTGGGGGTATTTGAGAGGGATCAGTCAGGAAGTCGCTTACATTCTGAAAGCCCATTGCCTTGACAAGAGCAGCGCCAAGGTTGTACATGTTCTGTTCGTTGACTATTCTCAAACCACCGCCCATAGCTTCTCCAGCGAAGGAGAGCATCTGGGATAAATGGGCCATCTGCTGGTCCTTATTACCACTTCCTAAAGCTACGCTGACAGTGCAGTCGTACTTATCTTTCCATGCGTCGGGACGGACTGGCACCCATTCATTTCTCAACATCACCATGCGTTCCTTGTCCTGGAATTTATACAGGAGTTTATAGATGACAAGCATCAGGTCCTTAACTCCAGTCTCTGCGAAATTCCTGGCTATGAGCTCTACTCGACTCTGAGCAGCCGTCATAACGGCATTTACTGCTGTTGCCGTGGTATGAGAGGTTAGGGCATTTTCATTCATACCTTGAGACATCTTGGATACTCCCGCCCTGGACTCTCTTACCCCATCCAGGTATTCCAGCATCTGAAATGAATAAGGCTCTAAGGGTGGGGTTGTTAAAGGAGTAATCGCATTAGGGGATTTAACCCTTACTATCCCGCCCGGGCGCTGTGTCAAGAGGTCATCTAAGTTCGCTTGGCCCTCAAGAACTGCGTACCTACCGAAGTTCATGTTGTACATGTTGTCCATGAGGTTTCGCATCAGAGTGCTCTTCATCAACTGCAAGTCCATAACAAGGTCTGCAACTGACAGGCCAAAGAACTTGTGCGGAATCTTTATTGGCGTTATGGAGACGAAGGGGGTGGAGTCTATTGGGTCGTTCTCAAGAACGTAATCCCCTACTACGCAGACTTTCCTGAGCTCCGCAATCCCATCCCCATCGAAGTCTGTTTTGAGATAGGACTCATGTACTAGGTAGCTTCTTAACGCTTCTTCCGGCTCAGATGCGCCAAAGTGGAAACTGGAGCTATTGTCGAAGTCGAATCTCGATTCCCGCTCACTGGGGAAAGTGGCATCATCTTCATCACCGCCTAAATCCTCGGGCTCAAGGTCCTGATCCGGGTACATCTCCCTTAACTCGGATAAGGTCTTCCTTACTCGGTGACAAACAAACCTGGCCTGTGGGATAGCTTTAGCTTCTCGAGAAATCAGGAACTCAGAAGGAGGAACATTCTCTATCTTGATCTTACCGTCTCTTTCTCTCCTCTTGATAACAAGATCGTGCCTTGTCTCAACAACCTGTCCTATGTCCGATTCTACTTCGCGCTCTTCTTCGGTGTGCTGGACGACATCTACGTCGTCATCAGAGATGATAGATTCAACCTCTATATCTGTTAGATCGTAGTATTCTTCCCTCGTAGACTCTTCAGTCTCATCCCACCAGACCTTTATAATGCCGTTTTTAGACAATAAAGCGTCGGTAAACCAGGAATACAGTATTTCAAAGCCCGGATTGTCCTTAGTGAACACGTAATTGACGTAATCTGAAGCCTGTTCAGCCATAGGTACGTCTTCAGGGCCGTGGGGTGTGAATTTAACCATATCGTCCCCAGCAGCAAAAACACGCATTAGAGAGGGTTTTATCCACTCTATGGTGTCCTGAACTGTGGAATCTATGAATTGACTCCTCCCCTCTACCTCATTTCCGAAGGGAAGACCGTAGTAATACTCCATAGCCCGCTCTCTCTGCTGGGAAATCTCGTCCCCATAGCCTAAAGAGTCGGTTATTTCCTCCTGTATTCGCGCTACCAGTTCCTCTTCGGTATATTTGTCAGCCATTAAATAATCCCATAATTCCTGTACTCTAAGTCGTTAGTCCATGTTGGGTCTTCCCCAGACACAGCAAATCTCATTGACATTGCGCCATAACGTGTGGCGCTCATTAAGTCATCTCGTAGAGGTACTATTTTCCCCTCCTTGCGATGATACATCCTGAACTCTTCCCACCAGTCCCCTAAAGTAGAGAATACGTGGAACTTGTCAGACTCCATTTTCTGCAGAAGAGCCATGATTCCCTCCTCTATGGAGTTTCCACCCTTCTTCTCCCCTAAAGCTGGGGGGTTTTCAAAGTGGAAAGGGAGCATATTGCACCCTAGATTCCTATACTGGTCAGCCAAGCCGGGATTCCCCATAGAATCTCGTCTATTGCCGTCATGGGGCCAAGCAATGGGGATAAAGTGCGGTCTAGTCCGCATAATGCCTGCATGAATCGCGGGAGAAGCCTTTGCTTGCCTGTAACAGTCATATACATAGAACTCATCCTCATCTCGATCCCATGCAAGCCATACACATGCTGTTGGGTGATCGAATCCAAAATCTATTCCACATATCCTAGGCCAATAATTTGGAATAGTAATGGGGTCTATCATTAACTTCTCTTCACTTATAGGGAAGACTAAGCCACTCCCTATAGAGGGTCTTCCGTATCGTCGCATCTCTCTTTCGTGCGGAGAGTAGGAGGATAAAATCTGTTCCATGACAGCTTCGTTGAGATGCCCTCTTTCCCCCTTCATGGAGAGGACTTTCTCAGAAGCATCGTCCCAAGTGGCGTTATTCAGGGACTGTCCTGGTTTGAGGTTGTTCATGAAAGAAGCAACCGTCTCTGTCATCCCATTCTCAGGGGTGAAGGTCATGTAAACCAAACCCTTTCTATCAAGGGTTCTCGTTACTGCTTGGGAATAGATGTCCCTGCTTGGCTCCTCATCCAGCCAGATGCAGTCCACACTACGTCCCTGCCACTTCTCAACGCCCATTTCGTAGGCTTTGAAGAATAAAGACGAGTTCCCACCGCTAACATGCCTTACCAGCGCTACTGATTTGGCGTTAGGGACTCCGGGTTTGCGTTCAGTCTTTATTATGTGCTTTTTCGGTACAGTACCGGAACCAAACGCCTCCGGGTCATCTGGGGAACCCAATAATTCGAATTGGACAATATCCCTAGTCGTTTCGTTAGAAACACCACCAGCCCATCCCACAATAGGCTGTCTGAACCTTCTTCCCTTCCACCACTCGGGATATAACCCAGTTAAATGGTAGGACATTTCCATACTACCGCAATAACTCTTGCCTATGCGGTTAGCAGCCATTAAAAGCCTCTGGTTAGCTATAGACCCTGTTTCGTGGAAGGCTAGTTGGTAAGGATAGGGGTCATAAGCATCTATCCTGTTGTATCTTTCTCTTTGTCGTAATTCCTTAGCTATGCCTACCGCTTTTTCCAGCTCGCTTCTGACTAACATTGATCGCTGCGCCTTGGCGCTTGGCTGCGGACTTACTTGCATAGCATTTTCCGGATTTCCCGTATTTCCATCCTTTGTTCCCGTTCTTTAGAGTGCATTTTTGTATGGGCATTACCTGTACCCCAGTGCTTCGTGTCTTTTCTTGGCTGCGTGTAATATTTGCCTGTTCCACTCAGCGAGGTTTTCGGGCTTTAACTGCTCTAACCAAAGGGTTAGCATATCTACATCGTCCTGACGATCATCTCGCTTTGCTGCCTGTAACTTGTCTACAGCTCTTTTTCGCATTTCTGTGAGCTGGTCCTCTGCAAGATCCCTGTACTCTTGGGTAGACGCTGTTTTTGTCTGGTCGTAGTAGGTCAAGGCCTCGTCTATAGATATCCCCAGTATGTTAGCGACTCCCGGTTGCCTGAATCGACTATATGCCTCCCTGAACTCTCGCGGCATGAATTCTGAATTTAGGGCAGCAATAGAGGCGTCGTGGAATGCTTCGTGGTGCATTATGTCTCGCCTTACACCCTTGTCCATGTTAGAGGTTACTTGGTAGGACTTGCCCTTCTCTACCAACTGACCAGGAACTACGTTCACAGCCTCTTTTGTGTTGCGCCCCCACATATTCTCTGATAAAGCGGTTGGCTCATCCATGTAAACAGCTCCCGCATCACTAGGTCCTTGGTATTCCAGAATCCCAGTGTACTTGGAGGGGTTTCGGTACATGTTGGAGTACCTTGCTACCCCTTTCGGATTAAGCTGAACTCTAAACTCTGTATCTGCCAGTTGTTCTACGGGGGATAATTTCCTGTCTACATTAAACAACCCTTCTGGCTCTACTGGAAGAAGCCCTTTACGCCTCTTTGCCATCAGTTCACCAGTTCAGGTATTTCTTCAATCCCTGTAGAGCCTGTAAGGGCTTTCAACTCCCTCATAAGCTCTTCGTTTGACATCTCAGCATGAGAGATGGTCTGATCCACTCTCTCTACGGGTTTGTAACCAGCTCTATCCAGGATGTCCTTTACAGCCCCCAATCTCACGGCTTCGCTAATAGCTCCACTGGAGAGGTTCTGTAGTTGAGCTAAAGCTCCAGGTACACAGTCCTGTAGCATCTTCTTGGTCTTTTCCTCAATCTCTCGAGCAAACTGCTCCTTGAGTAAATAACCCTTCTGTTTAGCTACCTTCTCTGAATACCCAGCCTTAATAGCTGATTGGGCGGCATTCCCACTCTTACAGTATTCCTCTACAAAGGCTTCCTGTTTAGCAGTTCTCATCCAAGCAATCCTGGTTGACCCTTAGAGGCTTCGTACTCCATTGCAATGTTATTGCCCTGTGGTCCGCCTTGTGGGATTCCTGGGGGTAAATCAGGGCCACGACCAGCTCCCATCTGCTCTGCCAGGGCCACTAATTGCTGTAATTCAGCCTGTAACTCCTGTATACGGGCTACTACAGCCTCTATAGGGGGCATTTGCGGTGCTCCACCCATAGGTGGTAGGTCAGGTCCGGGTCCAGCACCCATACCGGGGTTAGTAGGGCCGTATGGTAATGGTTCTCCTCTTGGTCCGATTGGCATAGCTTTTTCCTTAGCTTGGGCCGTTTTTCTTTTTGCGCTTCATGGAAGCCTTAAAATCTTCATATTGCTGCTTTAGAAGCCTGTCCTTTTTTCCAAATAGCTTCTCACCCTTGACCCCAGCTAGTTTGCGCCTTCGTTCCATTATTTGCTGGAGTTCTGGCGCCCAGAAAGCGTCCTTATTGGCAGTCTTTGAGTCTTTATATTTACCGTTAGACATGACTTTTCCTTTATTATCAAGTAGTTAGAGTGTAATGGTTATTCCCCCCGATGGTGAGTGGGGGTAATATCGAATTTTAATTTTGCACGCAAGGGGGG